CGTAGCAGTTACCAAAGTCAGTAACAACAATCGCATCCTGTGTAGCATTTTGGTTTTGACCCCCACCTGCAGCGGGTGACCCGTTATGGAATCCTGTCGCTTGGTCAATAGCATATGAGTCAGCACCCTCAAACCATACATCAGGTAATGCATCACTAGGCTCAGTCTCAAATACTATAGTGTTGTCGGCTTTAATTATTTCCCAACGAACACTCATTGTTGACCTTCTCTTATTTGAGGGTCCATAAGAAATCCAACCATTCATTGCAAACACGCAGTTGTTGGGTGAGGAGGCATCAGGTATTGCCCATCTATATGAAACCTGCCCTATCAATGACCAAGGTGGAGAACTAGGAGGCCCTAAGTCAGGCATTCTCGAAAAACCTGTGAAGGGGGTATTATCAAAAGAACCTACAGCTAAATTATTAAATACAGTTTCTATGTTATTGTCATTAAACCAATCAATAATGTTATTGTAATTATTAGGTGAAATAAATTCACCCTCTAAAGAAAAAGATGCTTCAGGTACGGTTCCTACAACCGTAATAAGCCCTCCCCTTCTGTTTGCTTTTATACTTACCCTTATTCTACTATTTCGAGGTATATCTCCATTTAAGCCAAAATAACTTATTAAAGGAACATCTCCGATATTGTTTTCTTCACGAGATTCACGTCCCGGACTAACAACACTGCTAGGCCCGATATCTGCTGCAAAATCATTTGCAAGGATTTTCATATATGTTCCTGCCGGAACTGTTACAGGGGGAACAGAAGTAATAAAATCTTCACCATATGATTTCTTTTCAAGTACAGTAGCATATCTACAACTAGATAAAGGCCCGTTAGCATCAGCTTTGACAATAAGCCTTGTTCCCTCTTCTACCTTCTGAGCGTTCTCCCCCTCTATAAGAAAGAATGTGTTTGATGTAAGCGAATCTACAAAATATATGTTTGAGTATATAGTATCATACCCCTCCCTATCAGGTTTAATACAAAACTTATATCGTGTTGCAAAGGATGGAGCCAACTGTTGAGGTGGTATTTTTACCTTAATTATATTTTTAAAAACTGAATCTCCACAAGGAATGTTAACAGAATTAAATTCACTAACTAACGCTGTGGTTGACCTGTTAAACTCATCCATATATATAATGCCAACCTCATAGTTTCTATTGCTATGAAGACTTAATGCCGATGGAGATGAGGCAATAGTTGCGGATGCTCCTTCTATTTTAAAATATTCATATGCTGTTTTGGTAGCAGGGTCTGTAGGATTAAGAACATCAGTTTTTCTTTCTACTGCAAGTATAGTAATGTCAAGTTGATTGCTAGCTGCAGATGAACCTATTAACATAGACTGACCTACAGCAGTTCTACCTGAAGCAAACTTTGTCCAAGTTGTAGAAGATGCCGCATCAAGAACATTAGGAATCGCACAATTAAAATTGTCTGTAAATGTTGTTCCACTACAAGATGTAGGATTTGTAGCATCATACACAGGCTTTATATTACCTGAAGGCAAAGATGTTCCAACTCTATTTATGAAGTCAGCACTTGTTGCTAAATCATTAATTGTAGCAAAGTTTTGCGGTAAAACATAGGAAAAAGCAACAAAAAATTCTCCTGAATCTTCATTAGGAACATCAGAAGGAGGTGTCTTGTTGGTGAATTTAGAATGTTTTATAGAAAATTCAATAAATATTTCACTCCCTGCATTAAGCTCTACACCGGCAAAATCAATTTCAAGTTTACTGTCATCAATAACCTCAGCAGGACTTAAGTCAAGTTCAAAACTAGCACTTGCTAAATTAGTTGATAGTGTATCAATGCTAATCTCACTAGATGACAACTCAGTTTGATACTCTAATCTTGTTGGACTACCGTTCTTATCCTTTAGGTCATATCCATCAACGTAGTTACCATATACCAACCTATTACCCATTATTGTCTGTGCCTGAGCAAATCGTGGTACGTTGTCAAACAATCGTAGTAGCTGTGAGTCGGGTAATACTGTAAATATCTTATTACTATTAAAAGCAAAGGTGTAATCAGTATTATCTGCAAGACCCTCCTCTTGCTTGTCAAGCTTCTGTATTACCTTTATGATACTATTACCTGACTCCTTGAATAGTAGGTCTACACCAACAACGAGTGGGCCACCTGAGTTGTATGTTATTATGGCTTGATTCTTTGAGTTCACCATACCCTCATTAAGATATGACTCTGATGATAAATCAAAAGGTTTAGGTGCGAATGCAGGCTCAGAGAACTGTGAGGTCGCTGAGTATTGGTTGTCTGCATACCGATACCTGTATCCAAAGCATATGAATCTCTCCTCTAGGTAGTCCTCCTCCCCCGGAGTAAGGTTCAATGTAAATGTCGGTGCCTCTACAGGTGGCTTCTTAATTACAAGAAGTTCCTCAGCAGTAAATTGGTCTACGTTTGCAACAGGGTTTGCATAGTTTCTCTTAACATTTATAACTCTAGGTGGATTAAAGTCATCGGTAAAGAACAGTTGGTCTTCAACCAAGTCAATGCCTGTAACTAAATATGTTGGATTAAAGTTTAGTGTTGTATCTGTTGTTGTACCATTACGCACACTAATAACGTGATAAACCAATGCATCAGTCTTCAAGTCTATTGATACAATTAAGTCTAGCTTCTTTGGTGTTGTAGCAGAAAAAGAAGGGTCGTGTACTAGCCAATACAATGTCTCGTTAGCACTATCATCAAGGACACCTATACACTTAGCACTATTACTCAAGGCTGTTCCGTTATACTCTAGTGTTGTCACCTGAGTGTTACCCTTTGAGTTCTCAACTGAGCCTATCTCTGATGCCTCAGTAGAACCAAGTCTTACATTCAATGCATCAATATATTCACCGTTAGGCACAAGTCTTTCGTCTACAGACTTGTTCATCTTGCCTGATATAAAGTGTCTCTTTAAATTCGCCATTTACTTCATCCATTTGTCCCGACCTCTTAGGTTCTGTAGTAACCTACCGGGATGAATATTACTCATTCTAATCTTTGCATTACGTAGCAGTGCTGTCTTATTTCTTCTAGCCCTATTAATCATATACTCCTGAACACCATACTTGGAGTTCTGTAGTGCATATGTTATGTATGCATAGATATAATCCTCAAAAAGTTTATTAACACTTACCTGTGTGTCATCACCATTCTCCATACCATCAGATACATACTCAAGTATGCACTTCTCGTCAGACATTGATGAGTCAAAATTTATTACGCCTGCCTGTCTATCTATCCTAAAGGTAGGGTTAGCATTAGCTGTCTCCGTGTTAAGCCCGTAGAAGGCTCCTATACCGTAATCAAAGTACCAATAACCATCGTAGTTGTATCCCAACATACCATTAAACTGACTAGCCTCATTAAGATATATACTCTTTTTGGTTCCGCTAATTCTATCTAGGTCTAGGTTTGAATACTCCGGCTTCAATATATTACCGTCTTGGTCAAAAAGAATCTTGCAGTCATTGTCCTGCAGGTATGAACCTGCACTATTTATTTGAATATTCTCAGTCATTGGTCTTAACACACCATCCTTGTACAGGGATATGCGAACCCAATTAACAAAGTCAGGAGGTAATACAAACCTAAGGTTGTCACATACATCCAACTCCAAAACTTTTATCTCTTTGAAGGCATCATAGTTTAGCTCTTGTATACCACGCTTAGCGTGAAACAAGACCTTGTATCTCTCCTCGTTATTAATCATAGAATGGTTACCCGTATACATCAACATATAGTTGTTCACTATATCGTATAGGCTAACGTACTGATATGAACCCCAATTAGCATCCTCAGGAGTCTTTCCGTTATTCTCGTAGTATTCGTATTGTGATATATATGCCATTATTTTTCTTGTTGGTCGTTATACTGCTCCTCTGCCTTGCCAAACTGTACCGCCTGAATCTCTCTGATAGACATCCCTGCGTACTGAAGTATCTTAGTTACTAATTCAACTTGGTCATCTAGGCTAAGCTCAAAGTCTTGGAAGTCTGTCTGACTTGAATCAAACACAGGCTCACCATTTGTTAGTGTTACATATGTCCACTTAGGGTCCTTAGGATATCTTATGTACTGACAGAGTAAACCTGCATCTATGCTTGATGGGTAAGCTGTTAATAAATTACCCTCCTGAGTATATGCAGGAAATAATCTATTCGGTGCTGTAAGCATTGAGTTACCCAACATAGTTATCTTGCTATGCGTAACCTTCTCAAGCTCGTTCTGCTTAGGTCTAAATATAACATAATTAGAAGGTACGACAGTAAATATTGAAGATGATATTGCAAGTGTAGTCTGATTACTTACATTTGTAACCGTAGCAATTGTATCGGGTATAGTTCTCGTATTGCATACAATGTCTCCAACAGCAACGCCATCATTTACAAACGTAGCATTTGCATCATTTAAGGATAGTGGATTCGTTGCGGTAGTAGCACCTGTAGTAACAATATCTTGATATGCTAATACCTTATTAATAAGATAGTAATCATCACCCGTTGTTGTTGAAGATGGTAAAGAAAAAACACTAGGGTTTGATTGTAAGTTAAGAAACTTTGTTTCTGAAAAAATTTCAATAACCTCTTCGTAGCCCTTTTTAATATCAGCATAGCCGGTTCCTGATTGTCTAGCGTTCTCCTTATTTATCTGATAGTTATAATTGAAAAAGTAATTATCAAATATATCTAGCTGTGCCTGCTTTGCAAACAGGTTAAAGTCTGATGGAGAGATGTATCCGTAGTTGTTCTTGTTCAGTATAGATAGAACTGTATTTCTTACTGAGTTAATCATTCGTTATCTTCTTTACACAAAGATAAGCAAAAAAAAAGAGGGCTCCTTAAAAGCCCTCTAATGTTACTTTAATACTTAATTGTATTAAGCGATAGCAATTCCTGTAATAGTTACTGCTGCTCCTGAATTAACTGTTAATCCCGAAAAGCTTACATCATACTTTGGATTTGTCCAAGAAGTCTGAAGTGCTGCAATTACAGAGTCCTGAATACGGTCTCTAACACTTACATCATTAGAAGCCATAGCAGCACCTATAGTCAATGTAACAACATCCTGTGCCGCTGCACCTCCGTAAGTAATAGTAACCGTAGTAGAGCTAGCTTGCTCGATTAAAACAATACCATCAACAGCAATTAGCTGTGATGTTTCTCCTGTCGCTGTGATAGGAATAGATAAAAACTTTTGCATAGTAAAAAAAATTAGCAAATTATGTGAGAATATTCTCAGCACAAAGATACTGAAATTAATCTAGCAGTTTCTCTAGTACCTTTAGCGATTCAACACCATCGTCAGTCTGAAGGTAGCTAGCCACTGTAGACACACCATCATCTCCAAATGGAACCACTAACATACGCTTCTTGTTTGTTGGAGTGTTGTACCAAACCTCTTTGCGGTTCTTTCTATATGTAAGCAAGCCACTGTCAAAGAACTTATTAACCTTAGCTTGAAGCTTTAGCATTGGGTCATCAATGATATCTAAAAACTCTTCAGGATAGTTTCTAGCATATACTAGAATATCCCTCTTCATCTCTGCGGTAGAAATCTTTGATACATCAATACCAAACAACACAGAGCATACGCTCTCAAGCTGCTCTAGTGAAAGGCTACGTGCCTGTATCAATGCGTCTACCTCTAGGTTTAATACCTCAATATCTTCTGAAGCATCCTTCTCATCGTTAATCTCTATGAATGACTTCCCATACATAGGATGTAGATTTAAGAACTGCTGAAGAACTTGGTTTTGTTTTCCCACGTGTAAGAACCCATCCTCAAATATGATAGGCTCAACGATAGCATTACCGTCCTGCTCATCCTCGAATGGTGTCTTTTGATTTACGGCATAACGTAAAGGTCTATTTATTCCTTTATCATCATCAAACCATAGTAGTGGGTATCTCTTAGTGTTACGTGATGGTAACATAAACGTAAGCGGTGCTACGTCTCTTGTAAGCCTATAACTTTTGCTTACGAATCTTTCTTTTGTTTTCATTTGATATAATTTAAAATTTAAAATAAAGGGGTGCCCTAAGACACCCCTCTTGGTTTTATAACTATTCTTACTCTTGGAATAAGAAGAAGTTGTTTGCTCCTAGAGTACATACCGCTCTCTCAGAAAGGAAGTTAACCTCCATTGCATCTAAGTCAGAAGTACGTGCCCCTCCTGCTGAACCTGTAATCCAAGTCTTGTATCGTCTGTCTTCAGTCTCTGAAGCTCTGTAACGTACGTGTAGGAATGGACGCTTAGCGTTCTTTCCAAGGATTTGGTCATATACAGTAGTTGAACCTGCAGGAACCAATAGACCGTTTACACGACCTGAACCTGCTCCTGTTGGTAAACCACCTCGCATTGTTGGGTCGTTTAGGTATTTCCAATCAGACTTGTAGAAGTCATAACCTCTTCGGAATCCTGTGAATCCTAAGTTAAGTGCCATCTCCTCGTCATTGTCAAACAATCCGTAAGATGTACCACCCGCTCCGTAAGAGTTCTGAGCTGCTAACATATCGTCAATGTCAAAACCAAACTGTCGGTCTAGGAAGATAACATTCTCCTCGATAGAACCTTGCTTGTCAAGACGTGAGATGATAGCATCAAAGTCTGCCAAAGCTACAGGGTTACCACCTGACCATACGTTACCTCTGTTCTCTACAGAGTAGAAGATACCTTCTGAACCTTTGAAACCTGCTGCGATTGCACCACCTGCTGCTTCTGCAGGAACTGCTTCAATCATTGCAGTCTCTAAGTAATCATCGAAACGTAGACGAGTCTCGTGCTCAGACTTCAAGTACCATAGGTATCCGTTAGCACCGTTCTCAGTTGTTACTTCAACCCATCCAATCTGTGCCATATCAGAACCTGATACTGCATACTTATCTTTCAAGATAATTGGAGAGTTGTCGAAAATCATATCGTCTGCCTCTAAAGAACCTGACATTCCGTTTGTTCCTTTCTTGAACTCAGAACCGTAGATGAATACAGAAACGTCTGCGTTACCTACTCCTGTTCCTGCTGTAACAAGACCACCTGCTTCATAGAAAGCTACAGTGAAAGTGTTTGCAGTTGGAACCGCTGTTACGATACCTTTGTTGCTACCTGTTCCTCCGTTCTGAACAACCATAACTGTCTGTCCTACTCGGATAGCAATAGATGGTGTACCTAAAGCTCCTGCTGTAGAACCTGCAGGCTGTAAGTTGTCGTTTACTTGGAATGTAGCGTTATCAGCATTTACTAATGCTGCTGTTCCTACGTTTACATACTTAGTATGTAATCTTCCCTGCTCTGCCCATTTGATAAGGTCTGAGTTAGAAGGCATCTCTGCACCTACTAATCGTAGGAAGGATGCGATTGTTCTATTACCATAACGCTCAAATTCTTTCTCATATGTATCAGGAAGATACTGATTCAAGAAATCAAAGTTGGTAATGTAGTTTGTTGCTGTGGGAATCTGCGTTGCAGATGGCTGCAAGTCGAATCCCGGTGTTGCTTGTACTGCCATTTTTCTTTTTGTTTTTTATTTCTTTTTAATACTTCTAATTTTCAAGCCCTTCCCCGAGTCAGGGTTTATAGCTCGAATTTGCATCCCGCCCTTTGTAGAAACCTCAGGTGCATTCCGTGTAGACATATCAATGTTTTTCATCTTACGGGTCACATCCTCAGTTGCTGAAGCCTTGCCTTGTTCGTAAAAGAACTGAGCAAACTTCTCAGGGTTTGATGCTACTGCTATCGCCTTATGGTAGCCCTCTGCATCAGCTATTAAACCGTCATCATTCATAAACCTATTTAAGAAGTTCATAACGTCAGACTGTTTAGTCTTTAGCTCTTCAGCAGATTGCGGTGAGTATAGTACAGCTTTATCATCAACGGAAAATTCAAAACCTTTGAACTCCCCTCCGAACACCTCGTTGGTTTTTTCAGTAAACCAATTTCGTCTACGCTCGCCTAGCTCCTGTTGGGTCTTAGCAGACTCTGTATATCGCTTATATGCCTCTAGCTCCTCGGAGTCTATTCCCGAACTCTCACCACCACTTGACTCAAGTGGTAGCTTGTATTGTTCCTTCATATCCTCAAAGTACCCTTTGGCCTTTGCAATCACTTTCTTTTTTGCTAACTTAATTTTTTTTACTTCAGTCTCGTCATCCAAGTCCTCATCATAGTCGAACTCGCTTAGCATAATATCTATATCATCATCATCAAGGCCCGTCTCTGTAGCCTTGTAATATTGAGTTAGCAAATAGTCAGGGTCCATCTCATCAAAGTCTTCCTGTAATCTTTGGAAGTCATTGAATCCACGCCCTGTCTCTTTTTTATATTTAAGATAGGCAGCTACATCCTCAGGTAATTCCTCTGAGGACTCTCGCTCGGACATTAACTCATCGAATGAGCTTATCTCCTTGCCATATCTCTTACCAATATATGAAAGAACGTCTTCCTCACTTAACTCTGAGGATTCTTGTGTTTCGCCTTGCGGCTGTATTTCTTCTTGTTCCGGTGTGGCGGAGGCACCCTCAGTGCTTTCTTCCACTCCTGTATCGTTAGCTTCACCTTCTGCATCCTGTAATGATTCTTCGTGCTTCTCTAACAATTCTTTTTCTACTTCTTGCACAGATTTAGAGTCCGGAGACTCTACTGCTTTTACTTTAATTTCCATTAGATTATATTTTTACAAAGTTAGTTATTTTTTTTAAGCTTTTTAACGGGGTTCAAACTCTGCCATATCAAAACCATCAAGACTATCCTCATTAGACTCAAAGGTCTGTGGAGGAAGATTATTCTTTCTTTGGTTGATAAGCTTAGACTGCTCACTGTTCTGCTGACTGATACGGTCTGATTTAGCTTTCTCCCTTTGAGTTTCTCTGCTTTGTAAAGCATTCTCACTCATATCTCTAAGCTGCATATTAAAATCAAATTCAGTCTGCATAAGCTGTCTCTTGAGCTCTGCCTCGTTCTTGAGTTTCTCAATCTCAAAGGCAATCTCTGCCTGCTTAATCTGCATCTTACTATTTGTCTCTGCTTGTATCTTCTGCATAGCAGTCTGTGCGGCAAGCTCCTGAGATTGCAACTGCTGCTGAGATTGCATTGCCTGCATCTGCATTTGTTCTTGCTGCTCCCTATCTTGTTTCTGCTTACGCTTAAGCTTTAACAACTGATTAGCCATTTTAAGATTTCTAATCTCACGGATGTCAATAGCATCCTCAAGACTAATATCTTTCTGTGACAATGCCATCTGAATGTTCTGTTCTAGCTGTGCCTTCTCCTCCTCATCAGGACTAACCTCGATAAAGATTCCAAAGTCATATATGTATAGGTCTGATATATCTCCAAGGATACTCACATTGTACTTACCTATCTTATTTATAAAGTCATCCTTAAAGTCTGAATATTCTAGTATATCAGCAACTCTATATGTTAAAGCCTCTGCTAGTGTTCTATATATATAAAGACTACTGTCAAGTATATGTCTAGTTGCGGTATTAGAACTTAGTGCTGCAAGCTTCTGTATACCTACCAAAGCATCTGAGTTTGGCGTAGAACCATCCCTAGCCTCGTTCAACCCTGTGACGGCTCTAATCATATCTAAGTAATGGTTATAGTTGTATATCAGCATCTGTGATTTACTAGCACCTGATGATGACTGAAGCTCTTTGATAGGAACCTTGCCCTGATTGTACTCACCATCCTGAGTATAGCTTCTACCAATAACACTACCTGTTTGGAAATACAATCTTAATGCATCCTCAGGGTTATATGCTGAGCCTGTACCTAAATCAACCTCATTTAATCCATCGGCATCTATATAAACACCATCAGGTACCACTCGTGATATTACCTGCTGAAGTTTTAAATGTGTCATCTGAATTAAATCAGCAAAAGGAATCATCCTTCTTACCAATGACTCAATCACACCCTTATACATTCGTGGTGCTGAGGCTACATAGTTTGGTAGTGCGTGCTGACTTGCAGACTTTGGACGTACCATATTCCTAGCCATCTCCCACTTAAGTAAGATGTTTGTACCCATAACCATAACGCCATCATACCATACATCAATAGTCTTCTCAATCTTTTCAAATCTACCTTCCTCCATCATATCTACAGGAGGATTGAATTGGTCATCCTTCTCAATAACCTTAGAGCCACCACCCTCAAGCATCTTCTTTTTATAGACTACCTTCTTAGTGGTCTTATAGTTGAAGTACATAACAGTACAGGTATCCCTATAGAATATATCGTTCTCATAATACTGAGCAGTATTATAGTAGTCATACCAACTCTGACTATACTGACTTATCTCCTCTAGGTCCTCCCTAGTTAGTGATGGGTCAATCTTTACAAGCTCAGTTATTGGTATAGTCTTTATCTCTCCCCAATAGAAGCAGTCCTTAAACTGTGGGTCTTCGGTATAGCTGTATACAATATTTGCAGGGTCTACATATGATATCTTTACTCCCGACCCCGGTAAGAACTCGTGCTTGGCACAAGATATTCCTAGAACCATTTGGTCGTAATCTAATCTCTTTCTTATATCCTGATAATGATTCTCATCAAAAATAGTATTGATAGCCTCCTCCTCTGCTATCTCAATAGCAGGCTTGTAGTTTAGATTCATATATAGCTGAAGCTCCTCATCTGACTCAGGTAGGTTAGCGGGGTCCATAGCGAATGGGTCTACACCCGACTTCTCTTGAATAATAGATAGCACCTCTTTAGACACCATCTGTCCCTCTATCATATCCTGATACTTACTACGCTTAGCCTGAGACATTGCATCCTGAGCATAGGTGTCTACCTTAAACAATCTATCGCTCATACCGTTTACAACGATATCAACAAACTTAGGTATAATAGGAACAGGTGTCCAATCAAGGTTCAAGTAAGATAGGTCTCCATCTATAGCTAGCTCAGCTTTGTATTTACCAATAGACTGCTCGCCTCTTGCATACAGTCTTAATCTATTAAAGTCTCTCCATTGGCTATAGTACCTACAAGATTGTCCGTCCTTTCTAAACCACTCATACTGAATAGCTTGACCAATCTGTAATCCGAACTCATCTGTTGCTTTCTCAGCGTCAGAAACAAATTGACTTGGAAATCCTGTAGATGAAATGTTTACTTTTACGTCCTTCATCTTCTAATTATTTCGCTTCTTGTACCGTTATTGGTATACCTTGCAAAGTTAATACTTATTTTCGACTCTTTTTTCTCAGGGAGATATACCTGCTTTTGGTTTGCCATAATAGCCAAACCTGAACTAATAGTGGCATCATACTTTGTTCTATTGCTTATATCAAACTTAGCCCAATCCTCAAGAGTTCTAGCGAAAGGCATAAAGCCCATCTCCTCAACATCTCTATATGTTCCCTCTAAATCTATGCCTATATATTTTTCTATATAAGATTCAATAGCTGAGGCGTGAGCCTGTTTAATATCCTCACTTGAGTTCGGAATACCTCCTAGCTCTCTCTCTGTCTTAGATAGCCTGTTATAATGTTTATCGGGTCGATTAATACTGAATCCCCTGTAACCTCTGTTCTTGAAATGATATAGTAGTCTAGGCTTATTGTTCTCTACAAGTATAGGCATACCATAAAACACACAGGCCATTAGCACCTCCTCAAAGAATATCTCGGCAGTCTGTGGTCTAGCAACATACTCTAAAAAAAACTCATTGCTAGGTGCATCATCCATATTAAACTTTGTCATTCCGTGCAGTGCTCCGTTAGAGCCACCTCCACCTACAGTACCTGATATATCATAGGAGTCACAGCCGAATGAGCCTAGATGGTCGTTACCGGGATACTTGATACCTCTCTTGTCTACCACGCTGTTCTGTAATCCCTTCTTTGGTAGCCAACTAACTAGGAACCTACCCCTCTTGTCAGGAGACCACACAACCTTGGAGTCTATGATTCCATCCTTCCAATGAAAGCTACCCCTAGTAAGGTGGTGCTCATTTATTAAGGAGTCATTATAATCTATCTGCTGATACAGCTTTGTTAGATTAAAAAGAGATTGCTTGCTTTCATCCCTAAATGCGTGAGACTCGGTACGTGGAAACTGACGATAGAACTCGTTCAATGCATCAGGGTCATTCTTTAATGACTCTACCTCTGCCTCCCAATAGTCAATGGCACCATTGTCAATCATCTCACCATCAACACCACGTATAGGTTTAGCAGGTTTTCGGAATACCGGCATTCCATATATGTCTATGAATCCCTCCATATTCCACTCCATAGGAATAAACAAAGAATACATACCACTTTTGGTTTGACCGTTAGCATTTCTTTTAGTTACATCCGAGTCATTGTATAGCTTCTTAAACTCTTCACCACCCTTTGCCAAGGCATTGGAGGTTGAGCCCATCATACACTTACCTATAATCTTACTACCTAATCGAAGACAGGTCTTTGTTACACGCCAATTGTTTAATATATTATTTGGTTTTAGCCACTTACCACTCTCATCATGAACCAATAGTAATAGCTTCTCACCATCATAGCTGTTGTCATCAGTGTTCTTCCAATCTATTGTTGTATCCAACCCCATCAAATCATCGGTGGCGGTGTCGTACATATTCTTCTTTGTAATCTTTGCTGCAGGAATCCTAAAGGCTAGCTCAGTCTTTGGTTTGTCCATACCATCCATAATGGGCTTGAAGAAGAATGGTAGTCTGCTATTGATAGGTACAACCTTGTCGGTAAACATCTTCTTCGCATCAGCACCGGTCTTAGATAGTATACCTACCCTAGAATCTTTTGCCAATGTTCCGGTGTTGACACATTCAGATGAGCTCATAAATGAAAACCCTGAACGTCTTATCTTTAGGTAGTCCATTCCAAAACTTCGCTTGTCAGCCTTACACGCCTCCCAATATATATATAGTATCCGGTTAGCCTCCCTGTAGTCAGGATACCCTACATCAATACTTGTCCATTGTAGATACATATAGTGAGGCCCTGTAATGTAGTTAGGTTTACCATTATTCATAAACCAATATCCTATCTCACGCTTATCAAACTCTCCCTCTATATAGTCTACCCATAGATTCTTAAAGTCGGTAGGCTTCTCATTCCATTGGAATATAGATGTAATCTTTTCTAGTGGCTTAGGTATTTCGTTACGCTCCCAATACTGCTCAGATGATGTTTTACTTCTTTTATAAACATCCTTAGGGGCCGCAGGAAGTGCAATCACTAATCCCCTGATATTTATAATATCTCCAATCATTCCTGTCTTAGAGATAATTATCATATCATATTTAGAGTCATAGCCATACAACCAACTCTTGTTTCTGTTCTTGTTGGTTACAACATTAGAAGGTACATAACCCTCTAACACTTTGTATAAACTACCTTGACCTTCTTTCTGCAAATCCTTGTTTTGTGTCTACCCTTGACGGACCCTTGTCGGCTATATCTATGTCGGCCCTTTCATTCTCAATCTTTGTAAGTATCTCGAATGCATCGAATATAGCTAATTTTTTTGTAGCTGCAGCATTTTTTAATCTATCTGCCGCTAATTCATCTTCAGGGTCTATCTTTATAATATCCTCCTTAGCTACTTTTATAAGCTGCTCAACAGCCTTCATTCCCGCATCTATAATCCTAAGCTTTATATCTTTAGTATCCATTATATCTTTATTGTTATCTGATGGTCATACATCCTATACAACTTCTCACCGTCCACCTCAAACTCATACTCACTGTCAGGTTTAAAGCATACCGTGTCTCCACTAGATATACCCTTAGACTTTAGATAATCATTAGGATATTTCATAATACCTACTAAGGGCTCCTCGCTAAAAGGCTTAAATATATACGAGTCTGATGTAGGCACAGGTTTTACAAAGCAGTACCTGTCGTATGAATGCCACTCTCCATCCTGCTTATACATAAAGAACTGCTCCTCATCTATAAAGAATAAGTCATCCTTGAAGAAGCTTTTGCCACTCTGCTGTATACCCTTCATATCGTTGTAGAACTTAAAGACGTTATGGTGAACTAATAATGTATCTCCTACTTTTATAGGTCCTTCATATCCTAGTGGTGTCTCTATTACTTCAGCATATCTATTAGATACTTTATGGTCTTCCTCCGATGTGCTAGTAATAAAATCAATACCGCCTATAGACTTGACGTTATCATATCGCCTTCCGTTGTAAGGTTTTGTTATGAAATAAAATGGTGATTTCATATTGAGATATGAAATTTTAGAAGTTTATATTGTACTCAATAGATACAGGCATTGTATTTGTAAAGCTTTTCCAAAGCACAACCTCATCATCTTGCTCAATCCAAATCTTTATACTACCATCTTCCTTGTCTTGACGTATAAGATGTATAGTGTATTGATTGTTTAAGATATTCTGTCCTACAATATAATGCATAGCACCACTCTTGTAGTCAGGACCTATTGCTATCTTTCTAATATCCATTTAATTATACTGCTCTTTCTTCTCCTGACAAATACCAAATATCAGTCTGTGTTTTTACAAGATTCATAACTGCATACTGAGCTGCGGATTTTATCTTTCCTCCCGAAGCATTTATAGTTGTTGCACCGGAGCCTTGAACTGTAACTTGTCCTGCTCCCTCTTGAATAATTGTAACTGTAGTTCCTATAGGAATAGCAGTTAAAGCATTTGGAACTATATCTATAGTTACGGGACTTGAGTTAGTTGCTACTATAACACCATTAGCATCACTTGAAGCTAATTGATAAGAAGTTATTGATGAACCAAGATTATTAACAGCTTTACCACTCACTCTATCTTGCCAAGTAACTTGACCACTTGCATCTGAAACAAGTATCTTATCATTAGTGCCTAATGTGCCACTATAGTCTTTTACCGTACCGCCTAAAGTTATAGCTCCACCGGATTGCGTTAAGTTACCCGTTATGCCAAAATCCCCTGTCTGAGTGATAGCACCTGTCAACACAATACTCTGTGTTGCGGTGTTGCCCGCATCAAGCACATTCTGCAAAGTTATGCTGCTCTGAAACAATGAAAGGAGGTCGCTAACTAAAAAGTTTTTAGTGGCGTTAGCAGGTGTACCTGCAGTATTTGTTCCTATCATCTTGTCCGTTAATAGAACAGGACTTGAATTTGCATATGTACTAATCTTTGACATCTCTATTTTTTGTTTTCAGTTACCTCTCCCGTCTGAACATTTATAACGGAGTCGGCTCCATATTTATCTATAAGCTTCTGTTCGTGCTTACCGAAGTCCTTCTTCAAGACATCAATGGTCTTTAGAAGTTGGTGCTTGTTAAGCTCTAAATCTGCTAAGGCAAGTTTTGCCTTTTGAAACTCTCCCTGCATCTCACGGATAGTCTCTAATTCTTTTTCATCAAGTTTCATTATATTAAATTTTATTTCCTACAAAGATAGGAATTATTTCTTTCTTGTCTTCTCAACCGTTCTACCACCAAAATATGCAGCTATAACTGTAAGTAAAAGAATCTGTAATAGGTCTACCCAATTATCCTCTACCTTAAAATTAATTTGCCCTGCATCAATAAATATTAACAACATAGTGTTGAAAATTAAAAACATCAACACCAATGGTCTTACATTCTTTGATAGCCAAGAATCTGAAGTCATATCTGACCTCCACCTCTCGGTGACGTTCTTTTGCATATCTGCCTCCGCATTGATGAGTATCTCTGTCATCTCCTTTTCAAACTGAGCCTTTTCTTCTTTAGTTCTAACAAATCTGTCAACAACTCCGCCGACCTGCTCAACAATGCCCGAACCCTTTCCAAATAACCTTGCTAATATTTCTTTCATTCGTTCTCGATTTTATTTATCATTTCAATGTGAGCCTTCGCAATACGGTCTCTACCCACCTCGCTCAATAGGTATCTCTTGCATTCCTTTTCGTTTGTCATAAAGAAGTTCTCCGACAGTATAGCGGGCATAGCTGTGTGTATAAGAACATAGAAGTTTGACTCTTTGTCTACATCACCATCGCTTGTATCTTTACGCATTCTTATCAAAGGGAACTCTTTCTCAACCTCTTTGTACAATACTGTTGCTATATGGTCTGACTGAGTTTCTCCCGGAGAAGTAAATACCTCCCAACCATTTGCCGACTCATCACTAAATCCATTGGCGTGTATGCTTACATATATACAAGGCTTGTCTGACTCACGATAAACTTCATTAGCCATCTTTACTCTCGTAGATAGAGAAACATCCTCATTGGTGTCTACTAGGTTTATGTACTCAATATTGTTTTCATCACAATACTTAGCAATACGTTTTACTATAGCACGATTAAACTCACCCTCGAAGAGCTGAGTACCATCTGCCCAAATAGGGCTACGCTTTCCGGATGTCTGATAGACACCATCAATAATTCCACCGTGACCATTATCAAGAATCCAAAGATACTTTGAATCGCTCTTGATTTCTTGACCACAGCATCTACATACTTTTGCCATAATTTACTATTGAAGTTCATAGAGACGATTCTCCATAGTCTGAAGTTGTCCCTTAATCTCTGTGATTTCCTCCTTGATAAATGTAAGTTCATTAGAGGTTTTTATTACCGCCTCCCTGACCTCTTGGTCTTGGGCAGGTAATGTCTTAGCTTCCTCAATCTGAGATTGGAGAGTGAAGTACATACTTACAAAAGTCCCTATTAAACCTGCAATAAAAATAAAGTTCCTTGGTGAAAGATTTATTTTTGTGTCCTCACTAATCGTTTCCATCTCTAATTATTTCATAATTTATTTTTACATCTACCGATACAGTAGAATAGAATCTTACCATAATGCAACAATATCTGTAGCTGTGGTTGCTGAGCTTGCAAAAACTCTAACTACTTGAACAGGAATAAAGCTACCTGCAAGAACACCTATAAATGTAACGTCATCACCACCTGCTGTAGTTACCTTAATTTTCCCCGCTCCACCAACATAAAGAACGCATCCGTTGTTTGGTGCTTCTGAAGTATTATATATAGAATAAGGGTCTCCCGAGCCTATTACCCCTGTAACGGTTAGTGTTGTTGCATTATCTATAGCAGTTACCGTCATAGCAACAGCACCTGTATATACAATGTCACCGACATTTACTCCATTTGTAGTAAAGTCCTGTGTATTGTCTATGAGCTTTGTTGGTGCATTTGAAGTAGTGGTACTACTCACCGCAAGCATCGCAGGATTTGGAATATCTATAGTGTTACTTGGTATTACTTCTAAGGCTCTGTAAGCCTGTAATTTTTGATAAGCCATCTTTGTGTTTTTGTATATCTACAAAGATAGCATTATTTTTTTATACGTATTATTACTTATAGACTAATCTACAGGCATTGGCTGCTGCCATTCAGAATTATTCATAACAACCAAAGACTCCCTGTGAGACATAATTTGGACAGGCACAACAGTACCATCTGCTATAAACGTAGGCTCTGTGTTCCACTTAATTAAAAATTGTAATTCATCTAAAGACTTACGGATAGTATTTTCACCTGTCTCTCCAATCTGACTAAAGTCAATCAAAGGTAAATCAGTTATATTGATTATTGCATATGTTTCTGCTTGTCGTGTACTCATATCTTTTATGTTGGTACGTCTGTGGTTCTGTTAGCTTCAAGCATATTTTTGCTTTCTGCCGTATTTGTTGTACTTCCTACACTTGTTATAGTCCAAACATCATCCCCACTTGTAAAGGCGGCATTCTCTCCCATCCTAAACCAACCCACAGGAGAATAAGCGGACAGGTCTGTTGGTGTCCCACTATTGTATATGGCACTTATATTTGCACTTTGGTCGCTATCAAAAAATGCAACTTCGTCAATATTTCCGTCAGTAAATCCGTTTAATTTTTCACTACTTCCGATTCTTAGATATTGAGTATCGCTTGTTTGATGTCCTCCGCCATGATTAAGCGTAGCATCTTCAACACCATTGATATATATTTTATTGTCTGCTGCATTGTGAACACAAGCAATGTGATACCAAGTTCCTGCACTCAATGCAGTAGTGCTGTTTAATCCCGTACTTAATGCTCTATAAGACCAAAAACGTATCTTGCCATCTGTTCGTACTCTAAATGAGTAACCGTTACCAAAACTTGCACTTGAAGAAGTGTCTATAATGTAGTAGTTGTTTCCTATTACATCAATCTTTACCCAAGCCATAATAGTAAAGTCCCCTGTAAATTCGTAATTACTTGCATCATCTACACTAAAGGCTTCATCATTACCATCAAAATCAAATGAATATAGATTTGAAAAAGATGGACCACCATTTGTCTCCCCCTTGATGGCATTCGATATGGATATTTGCATCGGCATATCTTACTTATTTTTAAAAGGGAACACTCTGTTTAAAGAATCACGTCTGTCATCACACCCACAATCTTCAACTCCTAATGCTTCAGAAACTTTTTTAACTGCAGTCTTTATACCTGTAGCCCTTGTAAATTTCTCTACACTATCTCCAAGCCCTCGACTCGGTTGATTGAAAGTTGGTTTCTGTTTGTATGACATAGTTTATTTTTTAAATCTACCTTTCATTGTTGGACATTTTTTAGTGCCCGTTGCCTTGCACTTAGACTTATCCTTTCTTGACTTCTGTCTATCTGACTTAGCTTTCTTTAACCTACCCGCTGCCTTTGTCACTTTCATTTTAACGTCATGCCCTCTGAAAGATTTACTACCTTCTTTTTCAATCTTTCTTTGTTCCTTTTCTGCTGCCTTCTTTTTTTCATAAGCAGTCATTGTTTTATTAACCTTGGTTTTAGGAACCCTAGTCTTACGTGGACCACCGGGAGAAACATCAAGCATCATTTCTTGCTGCTTAGTTAATCCATTCTTTTTTTTCTTCGGCTTCTTCTTGTCTCCGTTGTCAAACTGTGTAGCCGCTAAAGGCTGTGATATTCTATATGCCATTTTTATACGTTTTTAAACATTAACTTGCTGATGAACTTATTCCAAGTTCTTTTGCATAATAGTCCAAAGGAAATAATTTTATTTCCTAACCATACTAAAGATTTTCCCATAGTTATTTCTTTTTAGCTTTACCCTTAACCTTCTTCAGGTTAGGGTTTTTCTTTTTAGCTTTTGCAGAAGCCTTGCGACTTGCACTTGCAAGAATAGCTGAGGCTGCTTTCTTAGAGTAACCTCCTTTCTTTGCAATCTTAGCTGCAACTTTTTTGAAGCTCATTACTTACGGATTAACTTCCCTAAGTGCTCCTTAACTTTTCCATCCTTGATGCACTTGTGCTCATAAGACATTGAGTGGTCTCCACCGTAAGCGTGACCATAATCTTTCTTAGACATTGCCTTAGACTCATCTCTACGAGACTTCATTGACTGAGACTTCTTTCCGTGCTTCATTCCTAATGACTCATCGAGTCTTGCGTTATATCCTTGTTTCATTGTTTATTTGTTTTTACAAATATACTAATATTTTCCTTGACGATTTTTTGGTGAGCTCTTGGTTGAACCACCCTTACCTGCCCATAGATTCTTACACGCCCAATAACGTGCAGTGAGCTTTGACTTTGCAGTGCCACACTTGTGGCGAGCTCTGAATGACTTACGTGCTGCAGGAGAATAGTTGTGACCATATCCCTTAGCACCAAAGTGAATTAGCTTCTCCTTGCCGCCCTCACAGGCTTTCACCATTCTCTTTTTACCGGGCCTGTCTGATGCAGTAACCCTGTTACATTTCATCTTGCTCTTGCTTGCCATGTGTGTAAATTAAAGTCTTTGTAATCCCTGCAATCCCTGCAATCCCTTTATGGTTATCCTCTTTCGTTTTTTCTTAGGCTTCTTAGGTTTCTTAGGGGCTCTCTTCTCTAGGCTAGATAGTCTGTCAAGAACAGCATTACGAAATGCTATGTCATTCTTTTCCTTGTCCGTTAACTTTTTCTTCTTATCACCCATTATCTTTTGGTATATTGTTTTGTAACCTTTCCTGCGGGAGTGTTAGCTACTACCTGCTGACCTTTGCGGCCAAATCTTTTTTTCTTTTTTGCTGTAGCTGCACGCTCAGACTTGCTCATACTCTGAGCCTTCTTTAATGGTAAGCATCTATCAGGATTCTTTTTGTTCTTGCTTGTACCACAAGCCCCCTTGATAGAACCGTCAGTTCCTATACGAACCCACTTCTCATCTCGCCACTTCTTAAGCTCGCCCATATTAGTATGAGGACTTCATTTTTTTCTCCATACCATAACCGGGGTTATTCTTCATAGAGCCATTCATAGTCTTTGCAAACTCAGTAGCCTGAGCTTTACCTACTGCATTATAAGGAAACACTTTAGTTTTCATTTTTCCTGTGTTTCCACACTTGTACTTTACGGTTGGCATAATTACTTCTTTTTAGGTTTACTGTGCATAGATTTTAGCATTTTGTCAATCTTTGCAGCTTGACCCTTGTGCATTGCAGAAGCCTTCTTTAGCTCTGCTGAAATTGTTTTTAGTTTCTTTGCGTCCATAGTTATTTCTTTTTTGACCCCTTCGCATAGTTAGGGTCTTTACAATATTTACTTGCAGCCATATTAGCATATGCTGATGGGTAGGTGTCAAAGGTTCTCTTGGCCCAAGCAATACCTGCAGGACAAATCTTATTACCCTTCTTCTTTACTCTACCACTCTTAGCCATTATGAACCTGTTCCTGAGTAGTTTCCTGTACCAACGCCCTTAAAAACTTCTTTTTTTGCTTTAGCTTTCATCTTAGCGTTAGCTCGCTGCTTTTCACTTGTGCTTAACTTACCATCTTTATTTAAGTCATATGGGCTAAAATCAGATGACTTTGTTGCAGGTAGTGGAGTATCTCCTCCGTTTCTTATGGTTTTCTTCATAACTTTTTTATATTTACACAAATTTACAAAATTAAAATTTAATGAAATCAGATTACCTAAAGTATTGGAGGGTCATACGTCAGTTCATAAAGTCTAAGTATGGACTCACACAAGCAGACCTTGATATGTTATTGTTCCTCTACACAGAGGACTACTTCTCTAAGGATAAGTTTCAAGAGTTTAATGAGCTACTAAGTTGGGATGTGACACGCTTCGATAGGCTAAGGCGTGATAAATGGATTGAGGTATTCAGGAGAAATATGGGAAAACGAAAGGCACTATACACACTCTCGTATAAGACCAAGCGAATGATTGACTCGCTATACAAGAAACTAAATGGTGAAGAGATACCTACCTCACCATCTAAGAATCCTATGTTCAAACGTAATGTAAAATATTCAGATAAGGTATATAGAAATTTTATCAAGGAGATGAATGCGTCTATAAGACAACAACGACACGAATAATATTACATACTATCAAGCTTCTTTTTTGTATAGTCAAAAATTTTCTTTGCTTCTTTTGCTGCTTTCTTTTCCATACGATTAGCCTTCTTAAGATTTCCTTTATCTATAGCCTTTGAATATTTATCTAGCGTCTTGCCCATCTTACTTCTATGCTTCTTCTTAAGCTTGTCAATGTCTCGGTTCCTGAAAGGGATGCTGTTGTAGTCGTTCATAATTATCTTTTTACAAAGATAATGAAATTAAATAACCACTACCACGTCACGCTCCTGAATGATGGTGTAAGGTTTGTCGTTAATAATCATAGTGTACCCCGACCTCTTGTCGTAGTATATCATATCACCCTCACCGATAACTGATACGTCACTGCCCGGCTTTACAACCTTGCCCTTCTTATACCTGAAGCTACCCGCATCCTCTGCAGATAGCAATAACCCTGATGAGGTCTTTACCTCCTCATCAATCGTCTCAATAACTATATTCTTTCCTATAGGTCTCATACTAATATCTATTTAATAACACGAACAATAATATCAAGCCTACCACACCTAGGTAGAACAGGCCACCCAATAACGCATAGCGTAGGACGGTGTTGCGATTATACAACCTCTTCTTATACAGCTCACGAATACTTGCCCCTAGGTCAGCGTCATTTGGATATGCATCCATAAGCTTCTTGATTATACCCTCTCTCATTTCTATTTATTATTATTATAAATCGTTAATTTCTATTATCATCAATGCAATATGAAACGTAGCGATAATTAATAATATAATTCCAATAATATTCATTGTGCCTCATATGTTCTTGCCATTGTAACAATAGCGTCAGTTGATAACATCGTCACCGCAACACTTACTGCGTTCTGAAGTGCTGTACGTGTAACCTTCACCGGGTCAATGACACCCATCTTATACAGGTCCCCAAACTCACCCGTTTTAACATTGTATCCCATTGAGCCTCCAACCTTGTCAGTGTCCACCGTCTCGTGGGTAAGACCTGCGTTGTTGAATATCTGCGTCATAGGTGATAGCAGGGCACAACTTAAAATTGCGTAAGCAATTTTTTTCGAATCTGAAATGTCACTATCCTTAGCTGACAGCAGTCGCTCACACTCATCGTGGAGTGCTACCCCTGACCCCGGAAGGATGCCCTCCTCCATAGCTGACCGCACAGCACACACCGCATCATCAACCCTGTCATACAGCTCCTTCTGCTCTAGGTCAGTGTTACCACCAACATATATCACACCTATGCCTCCTGTCAAGGATGCTATCCTCGTAAGGATAAACTCCTTCTCCTGCTTGTGTGGGTTGTTGTCGTGCTGTACCCATAGCTCAGCAACACGCTCCTCTATCTCAGCGTTGTTACTGTCATCATCCTTGAGGATGACCGTTGAGTCCCTCCCAACTATCACCTTGGAAGCGTGACCCAAATCGCTAAAGTTAATTAGACTCAAGTCATCCCCTGTCTTCTCTGAGAAGTATGTGGCCCCAACACTCAATGCAATGTCCTGCATCAGCTCGTGCTGCTTGTACCCGAAGTTAGGCGGTGCTACATTACACATACTCAATTTACTTTTCATAACATTCGCAGCCAATGTGTTTACAACATTAGTGCTAGCAGGTGCCACAATAAGCAGCTTCTTCCCACCCTGTATGATTGGTTTCAATACGTTCTCAATCTGTAGGATGTTTGATATCTCAGCGTCACTAACCAAGATATATACGTCCTCCATTATGCACTCATCACGCTTGTGGTTGTTTATAAACATCGGAGAGGTATATCCCCTGTCAACCTTTACACCATTAGTCACCTCTGAGTATGTCTCACTCGTCATTGACTTCTCCACCGTCACTATCCCATTCTCCCCCACCTCAGTGTGAACCCCCGCAATAATCTTTCCTATCTCCCTGTCATTGTTCGCAGAGATAGTAGCCACATCAAGAAGCCTCTGCTTGGTAACCTTCTTGCTCTTCTTCTTTAAACTAGCAACAACATCATCAGTCATTGATACCATATGCCTGAACACATCAACACGACTCACGTCAGGGTTGTCGTTCAACATACTGATACCATTTGTAACCAATGCCTCTGTCAATACTATTGAGGTGGTGGTCCCATCACCCGCACTCGTGGCGGTCCTGTCTGCAGCCTCACGCATCATACGTACAGCTAAGTTCTCTACCGGGTCCAATAGGTCAATACTCTTGGCAACAGTTACACCATCCTTGGTTACTGTTATCCCATGTGTGTGATGAGGTGACTCAATGAGCACAGTGTTACCACTAGGACCCAACGTGCTCTTCACAGCGTTAGCCATCTTTGTTATACCTCTGATTAATTTCTTTTGTCCTTCAGAACCGAAGTCCAAGTTCTTGGGTGTAAACCCCAACTGATTACTACTCATATGATTTGATTTAATTATTTACTACAAAGATAACATATTATTTTAACTTTACAGATATGGATTACTGCTCAGATTTTAAATACGACCTAAAGATAGGTCAAGCAAAAGAACAAGAACTATCAAAAATATTTCACGAAAAAAGAATAGAAGTTAAGCTTGATAGAAAGGCTCACGATACAGGAAATATATTTATTGAGTACGAGAGCCGAAACAAGCCAAGTGGTATCACAACCACTCAGGCAGAATACTACTGCATAGTTATAAATGATATATACCACATCATAGAAACATCAAAACTAAAAGACAAGTGCCGAAGATATCTAAACACAAATAGAGATGTTGTGGGAGGAGATAACAATACCTCCAAGGGAATACTACTTCCATCTACAGAGCTATTACAATAATGACACGATGTCGAATCTTTTCTTTCCCTATCTCTCTCTCTATTCCCCTTTAACGTGTAAACTTTTTCTTGTGGTCAAATCGTTTTTGAAATCGACATTTTCGACACTACTATTGATTATCAGTTAGTTAGCTTCTTAATATCGACACTAAATCGACATTAAAATGTCAATAATCGACACTAATAGTATAGATATATAAAAAGTAACCACAAAAAAAGACCCTCAACTAGGAGGGCCTTAATCATCAATCATCAAATCAAAATAGATTAGAACATCTTTCTCATATCTTTCATCATCTCTTTTCGCATCTCTGCTCGCTCAATTCCATTCGCAATCATCTGCTCTTGGTATGAAACCTTTTTCATTCTTCGAAGGTTAGCTGCCTCCTGAATTCCTGTCATTCCATCCGGACGTTCATTAATCAAACGACCCTGCTTTATACTTAGACCGTCAACATAGTTTGATGTCTTTGGGTCCCTGTTCATCTTGTCCATCATAGTTCCTTTTTTAACAAAGGTACAAAATTTTTTCAGATGCCTATAGTGTTTGGGTTCTATATGGCTACACGTGCTGCACCCCCTCTACCGAAACGGATATTTTTGACGCACCCCCCTATGCGATTGGCTAGGCTTGGTGGGATTTTTTGGCGTTTTTCTAGGTTCACCTGCGTGAACCATACGCTATAACCCTTGCTACGTCTAGCATCCTTGCTCCATCCCTTGTCCCCTTGACCTTCCCCTTACCCTTTACCCCTATACCCCTTCTAATATGGGGGACATAGAGAGGGAAGGGATAACCCCTCCCCCGATTTCGTCCCCTCTAAACAATTGCTAGAGCATTGATAAAATACAAACCTTTCTATATCGTAGTATAGGCAAAGGGTACAGAGGATTAAAACTTTGGCATAGCGTTTGTAGTATCGCTAATCAAATAATAATCAATTAAAAATTAAAATTATGAATTATTACAATTTAGAAAACCCTGCTTATTGTGAAGCAAAAGGATTGAGCAAAGTACACGAAGCATACGCGAATGAATGTTCACGTGAAGATATAATGGAAATCGGATTTAATGAGAATAGCGGTTATGTTTATATTGCCTTAGAGAATGGTATTTCAATCGGCTCAATGTTGGGGCAAGACGTGGAATATTTAGTAACTGACTTTGAAGATGGCACAGAATACTTTTTGGATACATACGAAGAAGCAGAAGAAAAACAAATTGATATAAACAAATAGAGTTTGGCATAGCGTTTGCAATATGCCTAATCAAATAATAATCAATTAAAAAACGAATAGATATGTATAAAGTTTATAACAACATAGAAGATGAAATACTTTTTAACGGAAACGAAAGGGAGTTTATTCAATTTATGAATCTTATTAAAAGTGAAAACTATGATTATGAGATTACTATAATTGAAGTTAGTGAAGCAATAGAGTATTTAGAAAAATATTGTGGAAACTTAGACTTGATAACGTAACTCACTAAAAGAACCAACATGGACAATATAAAAGTATTTAAAATTATGAATTTTAAAACCGAGTTTCCAAAAAAAGAAATAACAATAGAGACTTTTAGAAAAGTAGGTAGCCTTATTGGAGACGAGAAAGTAATTGTGCATTATAGAAATTATAGAGCTTATTTAGACAAAGTAAACCATATAACATTATCAGGAGATAAAAACGTTTGGTATGGTGTAAAAAGCGAATTTCTGTATGATACGTTAATGAATAGCGTTAAAAAAGTTTATACAGACAGCTTTGGCCGTAAAATGAAAGTTAATATATTAAGTTAAACAAATAATAATCAATCAACAAATATACATTATGAACAAGGAATTGCATATAGGAGATAAAATAAAAGTAAAAGGATGGGTAATGATGAAAGGTTTAAACGACAATAGGGTATACAATATAATCAAAAAAGACTCTATCAGTTATACTTTAAGATATAGAAACAACAAAGCCATAAGACATTATAAAAGTGATATTCATTTATGGATAGGAGACGAAACAAATCTTAATCACATTAAGGTGCTCTAGGTTCACCCGAGTGAACCATCGCCTCGCTAGGAAACTAGCGGGGTTGTGGTGGTGAGAGGAGTTTGGCATAGTTATTGCACTATCCTCACTAAATAAGAATCAATTAATAATCAATTAACGGGTGATGTCCATAACCATCAAACACAAAATGAAAAATTTAAAAGGTATCAAAACAATGTTGAAAGGAAACAAGCAAATCGTAGCATTCGAGGAGGCTCGTAAAATTGAGAAACAAGCTATCAAGAAAGGCTTTGAGGATTCATGTCGTAGTGGAAAGGCGTTGGTAGATGTGGACAAGTATATAAGCAGTAAGGCGTTCAAAGATAGTCTCACAAAGCTAGAGGCTAAGATGACTAAGAAGGAATTTGTTAAGGAGGTTTTAGGAATGTCATTTGGGGGCTACACTGAGTACATCAAAATCGGTAAAGCAAAGCCACAACAACGTGCTAACTTCCTTAAAGGTTGCGAAGCATTGGAAAAGGAAGGAAAGTCAGTTGCTCGTAGCATTAAGAACTTCTGCAAATACTTGAGTGATGTTGCAAAGAATGGTGGAGGGGAATCTGAGAAGGTTGAGGTACAAGAGAAGGAGACCTCAAACGGAATCTTTCAACTTAAATTGACTCACGATGGGATGACTCACGATGTGCGAGTAGATTTGACTAGCAAAGGTATAAAGACTAAGAATGAAATATCGGCTATCTTAATAGCTATGGAGGTATTCAAGGCACAATTAAAAGGTCTTGAGACTCCTAAGAAGGCACCTAAGAAGGTTGCAGTAAAATAAGGTTCATCCGAGTGAACCCCTATCGCCTCGCATCGTAACTGATGCGGGGTATTGGGGGTAAAACCAATTAAATTAAGTAAAATGAACGAATCAAATTTAACATCAATCCTCTTAGGTGATGAGGACACGCACAACGCAGTAATCACCTTACACCTATCTGATGATATTGATAGTAATGATAGCGACCTAGTAAGGTACATTGACAACTACCTAGAGGGTT